CATTGTGACAATAGAGGTTCTTGTTGTGGTGGTGAATGTCACTGTAACTCTTGTGAACATGAATTAAAATCGGATATATAATGCCAACATATCAATATTATCATAAAAAGAAAAAAGAATACTTTACAGAGAATTTACCTATACATAAAAGAAAGAATCCTTGTAGAGACCCTTTTGTAGAATTAAGTATTACCGCACCTAACATTGCAACACTATCGGATAGAGGTGGTAAAGAAGATAAAATGAGAGAGCAACTTTTATCAACAGCAGAAGCAGGATATCAAGAAAGAGAAATTAAAGAAGAGTTAAAAATTATACCGGAGTCTCCAGAATGGAAAAAAGAAAAACGAGTAAAGAAGAAACAAAAAAGCCAGTGGCTTTAAAGAAGCCAAATATTAAAATAGAATTAAATCATTTAGGTTATCCTTTAGACGACCCTTATGGCTTAGTAGCAGCTTTCTGTAATGAAAAAGCTCCTATGACTGTGTTTAATGGTTAAACACGTTGGTCAATGGTACTGGTCTAATGACTGGCTTGGTAATAAATCAAAAGCCTGGTATTTTGGCCCACGATTAGATTGGATGAATTTAGATAAAGATGAACTTACTACCAGAAACAAAAAAAGAAAAAGAACTAACACAGCAACAAGAAAAATTTCTTGACGCATTATTTGGAGAAGCTAATGGCAATCCAAAACATGCAGGTGAAATAGCAGAGTACGCAGAAGGTTCATATACCTACGCAATTAAATCTCTCAAGTCAGAAATTATGCAAAGAGCTGAAACAGTTCTTGCCGCACATTCACCTAAAGCTGTTATGGGTTTAGTTAGTGGATTAGATGCAGATGGAAGCCTACCACAGGCAAACATTCGTATTGAAGCGGCTAAACAAATACTTGATAGAGTAGGTTTAGGTAAAAGAGAACAATTAGACGTTAACGCAAAAATAGCACACGGAATATTTATACTACCCGCAAAAGATGACATCATTAATGGAGCAACAGAATCAATTTCCGAGCCGGAGGCGTAAGTCTCGAGTTATACCATTTGGGTATAAAAAATCGGAAACGGATGATAAAGTATTAGAGCCAATTCAAGAAGAGTTGGAAGCTCTAGAACAAGCAAAAGTTTATTTAGATAATTCATCTTATAGAGAAGTTGCTACTTGGGTAACTAAAAAAACAGGAAGATATATTAGTCATGTAGGTTTATTGAAAGCAATCAATAGGTATTAATGTGAATGATATACCTCCTCCAAAATTAAAATCTGCACAAGGAAAACAGAGAGAAAAAAAACCTGTTGCATCTTTAGCAAAAGCTAGAGAATCAGCAAGGCTATCTGTTAAAAAACAACAAGATAAATTAAGTAAATTAAAAAGTAAATTACAAAATGCAACTCGTGTTGCACAAACAAAAAAAGAAAGTTTAAAGCAGATAGATAAAGCTTTAGATGGAAAAGAAACAACAGTTATAGATAAACAGATTTTAGAATCTGTACCGGATAATGTTCGTGATTTAGTAAACAAACAAGATGTTATATTTGAGCCTAATGAAGGCCCACAAATGCAATTCTTGGCTTCATCAGAAAGAGAAGTATTCTATGGGGGTGCTCGTGGTGGAGGTAAATCTTATGCCATGCTAGTAGACCCACTTCGTTATTGTACTAAAGCGGCTCATAGAGCACTCTTAATACGAAAAACGATGCCAGAGCTTCGTGACATGATTACACACTCTCAGAGGCTGTATTCTAAGGCATATCCTGGTGCTAAATGGAGAGAGCAAGAAAAAGAATGGCGATTTCCTTCTGGTGCTAGAATTGAGTTTGGTTATGCAGATAACATGACAGATGCTCTTCGTTATCAAGGACAATCATATACTTGGATTGGAATAGATGAATTACCACAGTATCCTACTCCAGATATATTTAATTTTCTACGTTCTTCTTTAAGAAGTGTAGACCCAACTATACCTGTATACTTACGAGCAACAGGTAATCCGGGTAATATTGGCTCTCAATGGGTAAAAGAAATGTTTGTTAATCCAAACACACCTAATGAACCTTTTTATATTAATATTGAAACACCAATGGGTGTAAAACAAATATCAAGGCGGTTTATACCGGCAAAATTGGAAGACAATCCATACTTAATGCAGACAGATGATTACTATGCAATGTTATCATCATTACCAGAAATACAAAAAAAACAATTTTTACAAGGAGATTGGGATGCTTTTGAGAATTCATCATTTCCAGAATTTAGTAAAGCTACACATACTACTGACGCTTTTGACATACCTAAGAGTTGGTCTAAGTTTCGTTCTTGTGATTGGGGCTACTCTAGTCCTGCCTGTTGTTTATGGTTTGCTGTTGATTGGGATAATAATTTATGGGTTTATCGAGAACTATATACGACCAGAGTAACAGCAGATAGATTCGCTAGAATGGTTATGGAATTAGAACATGGTGAGTATATAAAATATGGTATACTCGATTCTTCTACATGGGCTAGGCGAGGAGATGTTGGGCCAAGTATAGCTGAGACAATGATTGTTGAAGGATGTAAATGGAGACCTGCAGATAGGTCGCCTAAAAGCAGAGTTAATGGAAAAATGGAATTGCATAAAAGATTTAAAATTGATGGAGTTACAGAATCTCCCCAATTAAAAATTTTTAATAATTGTAAAAACTTAATACGAACACTTCCCTTACTGCCAGTAGATAAACATAATCCGGAAGATGTAGATACATATTCTGAAGACCATGCTTATGATGCACTTAGATATGGTGTTATGAGTAGACCTTTAAATCCTAATTCAAATAATGGATTTTTAAATTCAGAAAAAGACCCTAAGTTTAAACCCGCTGACAGTATATTTGGATATTAAAAACATGCATAAGAAAGAGATACTTTGTGAATGTAACTCAGAATTACCAGAATCAATTAAAATTGGTTACAGAAATTACAAATTGGAAGCATGGAAACAAACTGTTGCAACAGCTAACGAAGCAAGTGGTCAACTTTTTATTACAGCAGGTGTCTTAGGATACAACCAAGAAGAAAAAGGAGTTTCTCATGCTAATACAATATTACATGAAATTATGCATGGCATAATATATCAATGGAATATGGAATTAGATGATAAAGTTGAAGAAACAATAGTTAATAGTTTAGCTAATGGTTTAACAACAGTATTTGTAGATAACCCAGAATTATTAGGTTATTTAAAAACTAAAATTAAGGAGGGCTAATGCCACAACCAGTATTAACAAAATATAAACAGGGTGACCTTGGTGCTGAATATCCAAAAGATAAACCAGTAGGTAAAGAGTTAGATATGAGTATTCAAGCTAACTATGAAACTAGACCAGTAGATTTCCCAAAGAAAATTGAAAACAAAGTTGAAGCATCTTTTTTTAAGATGGCTAACGAAAAGGATTATTAATATGTATGGAAAACCAAAAATGACAATGGTAAAAAATGCTATGAAAAAACCAAAAGTAAAAAAGCCATTAAAAGTAAAAGCTAAAACAAAAATTAAAAAAATAGGATATTAATATGCCACAACCAATTATGAAAAAATATAAGCACGGAGAATTTGGTGATGAGTATGGTATGCATACAAAAGAAAAAATGCAAGGTAGCATGCACAAAAAATATAGTCATGGAGAACTATCTGCTGATGTAGGAAAAAAACCAAAAGAAAAAATAGAATCTTTTGCATCTGCAAAATATACGCAAGGCTCACACAATAACTAAGAGTATACATGATAGAAGAAGTTAATATTCCGGAAAAGGAAGAGAATTCCATAGAAGAGTTTGCTCTTCCCGGAATAATTTCTGCTAGATTTAAAAGAGCAGAAGATGCAAGATATAGTGACGAACAACGTTGGCTAAAAGCTTATCGTAATTATAGAGGAATCTATAGTTCTGATATGGCATTTAGTAGTAAAGAGAAATCTCAAGTTTTTGTTAAAGTTACTAAAACAAAAGTTCTTGCTTCTTTTGGACAATTAATTGAAGTATTATTTGGAACAGGAAAGTTTCCTATTGGTGTTGAACCTACTCCTATACCAGAAGGTATTTCAGAGTATGCTCATATTAAACCCGATGAGTTAAAAGGACAATCTGAACCAGAAGAAGAAAAAGTTGATAGCCTTTATGGTTTTCCTGGAGATGGTAATGACTTACCACCCGGTACAACTACAAATGAATTTTTAGGTGGGCTAGCAAAGAAATTTGTTGACGCAGGATTTGAAGAAGGCCCTGCACCAGATTTAAAATCTATGCCACAAATAGAGCCTGCAGCACTAGCAGCTTCTAACATGGAAAAAATGATTCATGACCAATTAGAAGAAAGTCATGCAGTTACTATACTTAGACATGTAATGTTTGAAATGGCTTTACTAGGAACTGGAGTTATTAAAGGCCCATTTAATTTTGAAAAAGTTTCACATAAATGGGATGAAGTAGATGGAGAAAAAATATATAACCCATCTAAAAAAACTGTTCCTAAAATTGAAGCTGTAAGTTGTTGGGATTTTTATCCAGACCCAGACGCAGTTAGTTTAGATGACGCAGAATATGTTATTCAAAGACACGTTATGAATAAATCTCAATTGCGTAATTTAATGAATAGACCATACTTTAGAGAAAACGCAATAAGCGAATGTTTAAAAATGGGTGCTAACTATGAGCCTAAAAGTTTTGAGTCTTCTTTAAATGATAGAGAAGATGATAGAACAATAGACAAAAATCGTTTTGAAGTTTTTGAATACTGGGGTATTATGGATAGACAACTTGCTGAATTAGCAGGTTTAGATTTAGATGAAACAACAACAGAACTTGATGAAGTACAAATAAATTGTTGGGTATGCAATGGAAAAATTATTAGATTAGTAATGAATCCGTTTACACCAGAACGTTTACCATATCAAGTTTGTCCTTACGAAATTAATCCTTATCAATTTTTTGGCGTAGGTATTCCAGAAAATATGGATGATGCACAACAGATTATGAATGGGCATGCAAGAATGGCTATTGATAATTTAGCTTTAGCAGGTAACTTAGTATTTGATGTTGATGAAACAATGTTAGTACCGGGTCAAGATATGTCTGTATATCCGGGTAAAATATTTAGAAGACAGAGTGGACAAACAGGTCAAGCTATTCATGGTGTTAAATTTCCAAATACAGCACCAGAAAATATGATGATGTTTGATAGATTTAGACAACTAGCTGATGAATCAACTGGTATACCATCGTATTCACATGGACAAACAGGTGTACAATCTACAACAAGAACAGCAGCAGGAATGTCGATGTTAATGGGTGCGTCTGCACTTAATATAAAAACAGTAATAAAAAATATTGATGATTATTTATTAAGACCTCTTGGAGAAGCAATGTTTCAATGGAACATGCAATTTAATGAAGAGTCAGAAATACAAGGTGATTTACATATTAAAGCACGAGGCACTTCATCTATGATGATGAAAGAAGTTAGGTCACAAAGATTAATGACATTTATGCAAACAGCATCGAATCCTTCGCTTGCTCCGTTTGTTAAATGGCATACTATACTTAGGGAAATTGCAAAAACTTTAGATATTGACCCCGATAAAGTTATCAACGACCCAGAGAAAGCAGCAATAAATGCTAAAATAATGGGGATGGTAAATGGAATTAGAGAAAATCAAGGCAATGGTGGGCAGTCCGGCATGGCCCAAAGTGGAGGAGTACCTGCAGGAGCAAATCCGAACGACCCAACTGGGTCTGGAGGTGGCAACATCGGAACGGGAAGTGTACCACAAGCAGGGGAGTCTGGCAATTCTTCGCCAGATGGAACGACTTAGAGAACAGATTAAAAAATAGGAAATATTATAATGGGAATATACGACAGTTTAAAATTTACAGCATCTGATTATCCTAGTAGAACAGAAAATTTTATGCAGCAAATAAAATTTAATGCTGACACTGGATTGTATGAAACTACATTTAGTCCTCACGCAGGATATAATGATGTAACAGGTAAAAATTTTAAAGGTAATACTACAACTACTTATAACGATTGTCCAGAAGGGCATGTTATGGGGCCAGATGGAGTATGTCGTGCAGACCCTAGTTATCAAGGCCAAACACCTACTACAACTACAGACCCTATTACAGACCCTATTACAACACCAGAAGTACCCGGTGTAGATACTAGCGGTGGCGGTGGTGGTATGATGGGAGGTAATGAAGGTGGTGATAGTGCATTTGATAGACAGCAAGATTTATATAAAAGTATAACAGAAGGCGGAGCAACTTCATCTACTGGACAAACAGACCCAAATAGAAAAGATAAATACACAACACTTCCGGGTGGATTAAAAAATTATAGTGATTCTCAATTATACCAATACGCATTAGACAGTAATTTTTTTACAGGTGAAAATAGAATGAATATGAAAACACCACCTCCGGGTAGTGATAGATATGCTGAGTACAATATGGATGTAGAGAGCTATTTTAATAAAACATTAACTGGTCAATTATTAGGTACAGTTGGTGAATTTTTTAGTAAAAGAGGCTTTGAAGATTGGTTAGATATTGCTGAAGATAGAGGAATTATTGCAAAAGAAGGCAAAGGTTGGAAAATATTAAAAGGGCCGGGAGATAACACAGATTCAATGTATGCAGGAGGATATCTTGTACCACTTGATGAACAAAAACAAGTTGACGCAGATTATGCACAAGGTTATTTTAATCCCGTAGAAGCTCCTACTGGTGGAGGTACTATAAAACAAACTTCAACAATCTATAATGATTTAAATAAACAAGGTGACCCGTGGTGGCAAGACACATTCTTAACTTGGTTAAATGATGGATATTATTCATATGGAGAAGATGCTAAAGAAGGTCAAACAGAATGGCCTGCAGGAATTTTAACATTAGCACAAGATGATAATATAATGGGGCCAAATGCTTTTGGTATGTATCCCGGTGCACAGCAAACAGATGATGATAGATATAAAGAAGGTGGTGAATTTCATAACATATTTAAACAGCATGTATTAGATGAAGCAAATATTTATGATGCAGATAATACTAAAGAATACGATATGGGTGGCTTCTCTCAACAAGATAGATTTAATGCAATTCATCCAAACTATGATGTACTGGTGGGTAAATATAATCAAGAAACTAAAACATTTGACCCCGGGCTTACGATGGTGGACAGAGGCCTTAGTAGAACAGAAGCAGATAAACAATATTGGTTAAGTTCAGCAGGTATTAAAAAAGAAGATTACGGCAATTACAGATTAACAAGTGCAGGCCCACATGTAGAAGAGCCGGGTATTGTTACTATGCAAGGAGAAATATATTCTCCATCAATTAATTTATCTGTACCTGTAGCATCTAGTGATATGAACTATAAACAAATGAAATCTGTATATGGTGATGGAGTTGTAGAAGTAACAAGACTAGTAGGCACAATAGGTTCTAAAGAACAAAAAACTGATATAGTTGCATCTAGTAATGATGGCTCACAAGGTAGTAAAAACCAAGATGGCTCTACAAAAGATTGGGGTTATGATGCAGATGGAAGGTTTGTCAATACTAAAACTGGTCAAACTGCTGCTATGGGTAGTATGGGTGATGCAGTTAAATCTATTAATAGTGGTAATGTATCAAGTAAAGTACTAGATAGATTTGCTTGGGGTCATTCAGATAACACAACTGGCTATAAAAGTAAAGAAGAATATTTAGCTGCTCAAGATACTAAAGTTACTTATCGTAATAACGATGGCAATCAATCTACAGTTAACAGTAGCACTTATAGTTCTAACACTGACTCATCGGGAAAAAATTCAGATGATAATAGTAAAGGTAAAATTATTTGTGATTATTTTTATCGTAAAGGATTATTATCAGAAAAATTATGGGAAGCAGATGAAGCATATGGTGCAGAGTTAATGATATCTGAACCAAATGTTATGAGAGGTTATCATGCATGGGCAAAACATTATGTTCGTGAAATGGAAAAAGAATCACTACTAGGTAAGGTATATTTTGCATGGGCTAAATTATGGGTTCCTCACTGGGCAAAACATCTAGCAGGAGAAAAAACAATAAGAGGAAAAATATTACATTCAATAGGAAAACCTATTTGTAATATGATTGGTAAATTTAATAGGAGAATAAAATGGCAACAGGCTTAATGGGATATACAAATACTACTCCCAC